GCTCACCGAGGTGAGCCAAGGCCGGCCAGTAGAAATCGTACTTCGTGCTCCGCAGGAATTGCCGCGGTACGCCCTGCTGGTAGTTCATGTCCGTTCGGACACTCACCAGGCCCAGCAGTACGCAATGCTCTGTGAAGCTCTTATTGATCGTGGGCAGGGATCCCACGGCCATTGCGAACCCACCTAGCACACCCAGGCTGTCTGCATCGACCGCCGTATTTGCCACGGGATTGATGCTCACCGGGATGGTCCCTCCACCCAGGTATTCGACGCGCTGCAGTCGCGCGTCCGGGCTGATGACTCCGAAGTGGCTGCGCAGCAATTCCGTGTATCGGGTCCCCCCTCGTGCATCCCGCTCGAAGAGCCGTTGCATCTGGAAGGCCATCCGCATCTCGTTGATCGTCGCGGCCGTTGCGTCCGACAGATCCGCGTACACGTTCGGGAACGCGCTCGTGGAGTTCGTCTTTACTGCCATGTCGATCGTGTTGAGTGACCCGCTGTCGCCCAGGTCGACGCTGTACGGGATGACTCGGGTGGATCCGTTTGATTCCCGGATCGTTCGGTTTGCGGTTACGGTTGCGGTCGTAGTCCCGTTCGTGAACCCGAGTCCGAGGACCGGCGCACTCGTTCCCAGCGGCAGCGTTACCGCGTCGCCCTTCTGCGGCCAGGGCAGCGCCGACGTGAAGTAGTCGTGCCGCTTTCCTCGTCGCAAGAGGACGTAATCTGCGATCGCGTCCGGTCCGTCGTCCTTGTCCACCACCACGCTGTCTTGGATATTTTCCGACCTATACCACTGGTTCCAGCAGAGGTTGTAAGCGCGCGTCCAGAGCGCGCTCATGCTGCTAGTCGTTCCGCTGCTCGCCAGTGGCGGGTATCCGAGGTAGTCCGGCAAGCTCGAAGCGGTGAACCCGTTCGTTGCGCTTACCAGCTGGGGCACCACGTAGTCGGTGGAGTCGTCCGGGTTGTCCTGTTCCCCCATGAATTTCTGGAAGTTGTTCCACACCAGTCGGATGGGGCAGCTCCAGAAGTGGACGTCCATGTAGATGTTGTCCATCGTCGGGAAGATCGGCGTTGCCATTCTCGCGAATAGCGTCGGCTTGAGGTTGATCGTGTCTCCCGGCAACGCCTCGTCCGCGAAGATCGGGATTAGGTATCCCGAGTCGAACGCGGTCTTGATGTTGTAGCTCCGGTTGAAAACCGATCTCGGAATGTTCGTGCTCGGCAGCGTTGCGAAGCTCTTCTGGTTCCTGTTGTTTCCTGCGGTGGTCCTTGCCATTAGTCTTCTCCTCGTGCAATGCAGATTTGGCGCAGAGTGATTTTCAGCTTCTCCATGAGCAGTTCATCCTGTGCGCCGTGTTGTCGCATGATGGACTTGATCATGTCCATTGCGGTTTCGAGTTGCTCTCTTTCTTTTTTGCTTGCCATCATTCACCACCCTTCCGGAATTCGATTGCCTTTGCCGTGCAGATTGCCGTTTCCGGCGTGATCGCCAGGGTGTCTCCGTTCCACTTTCCGACTTTGAAGATCGCGTAGTCTTCCGGGTATTTGCCGATCTTCGTCTGCGGGTCGTTCGCTAGCTCGGCGAACGCTCGCCTTGCCTCTTCGTCGGTTCGGAAGAGGTACAGGTGTTCGGCGTAGCCGCTCTTTAGGTCCAAGATCGTATAGATATTCACATTGCACCTCCGGTGAAGAATCCGGCGAGTCCGCTCAGGATTGCGTTCACGATATGCGCGACCAGCTGTACGATCTTTTGCTTTTTGTCCATGTCTTCTCCTCTGATTTGTTGGGTTAATCGTGCCTTCACGATGTCCCGTCCCCACTCTCTGTTAGTTTCTTCCATTGTTGTGGGATCCTTTCGGTTCTGAGTTGACTTCTATCTATCGTTCTTTTTCTTACTCTTTGTTTGTCTCCCTCCCCGTCTTTGCCACATCTCGGCACACTGTCCCTTTTTCTATTCACCTTTCTCCCGTTCTTTCTCTGCTTTCGTCCTTGCTTCTCCAGTCTCGCACCTGGTCTCCCGTAGGCTGGGCCCCCACCAGGCCCAGAGCCGTAGGGCGGCCAGGTGCTCCGTGCTCCACGCCGTCATAGCTTCCTCTTCTTGGAGAGGGAGACCTTCGCATTGGTCACCCTCTCCCGTACTTGTCTTCTGCTAGGCGTGTTGTCGGCGGCCCTCGTGGCCGCCTTTTCTTTCCGTTCCTCTTGTAGCTGCTCGTACCGGGCAGCGTCTTCTTTTTCTAATTGCTTCGTGTAGTACTTGGGGACGGGCTTCTTCTTTCCTTCAATCACTATGTAGTCGTCGGGGAAGACGTCGGTCTTCCACTTCTCCCACCATCCATGCCCGATTCCTTTAGTCCCCGCCTTCTTGCTTCCCCGGCTCATGCTTGCGAGTTCGGGTCGCACCGTAACGCATTCGCCAGTCTCGCAATCGATCCTCTCTCGTAGCTTTTCGAGTTCCTTCCCGTAGAGCTTCTTGGTCACGTATTTGCACACGTACTCGACGCTCTGCGGGGTCAGATCCTTTACCTCGTGGAACCCGTACGGCCACGATTTTTCGATTGCCCTGCTCGTCCAGGTCGGATGTCCTGCGTCGTCTTTCCACCATTCGCCTCCGTCTCTGAAGTCCTGTCCGAATATCAGAGCGTGATAGTGCGGTCTTCGTTGTTCGTCTCCGTACTCCCCCACCTGGAAGAATCGGAACGATCCCTTTCCTTGCTTTCGTAGTTCCTTCCGCAGTCGCTTTGCGAAGCGCTGCCAGTCGCCCATATCCAGGTCGTACGGGTGCGTTCCGTGCTGCAGTTCTCGCAGCCCGAGTCCGTCATCGCTGAATGTGAGCGTGATAAACGCGTTGTTCTCGTGGAGCTGGGCCTCATGCGTCGCTCGCGTCGCCCAGTCGCTCGTGCGTCTGAGCTTGCAGTCCATGCAGCGTCCGCACGGCAGCTCCAGTTCCGGCTTCAAGCCGCCGCCATGGATCCGAGCGTCCGGGATCCCCTTTCGAAGTCTCACAACCCCGTCGGAACCCCGGACGCCCCGGATCGGTCGAGTGCACGGCACTCAGAAGCGCCAGCCGCCTCTGAGCGGCTTCTGGGTCAAGTTGACGTTGACCGTTGCCGTCCCTCGTCGGAAGCTCCGTTTGGAGCCTCCTCGGCTCATCCTGGATCGTCTCATCGCATCCTCCCTGCGGGCTCGGCCCGCGTTGTGACCAATTACCCTACTTGTAGGTAATTGGTCTAACTGACACCACCCCCGGCGGGAGCGCCCGTATCTTGGGGTGCGGGGTTTTCCCCCACCGGGGGGGTGTCTTTGATGGGCAGTCCTGCCGCCTTGAGCGCCTCGACTGCCCCTTCGTCGGCCAGCATCTCGAGGAACGTCACCGGGTTGTTTTGCGCCAGGGCGCGCACCGCCGCGGGGAGTTCCATGAAGCTCTTCTCGGCTGCTCGAGTGAGCTGGAAGGCTTCCTCGAGCGTGACCGCCTCCGAGAAATCCCCGTACTTCGGGGTCCGCGGATTCAGGTTGCTGAAGACGCCGGTTTTTTTGTACCGGCCCACCATTAGGTTGATGTTTGTTTCGTGCCGGTTCGCCTGCTTGGTCCGGCTCGGTCCGCTGACGTCGGTCTGTACTCGCTTTCGTTCCGTCGGCATCACTCTTTCCCTTCTCCACCGAAGAATCCCTTGCCCCATTCCCACGCGGACTTTCCGCTGTTGATAATGGAATCGGCGGGCCCGTTGAAATTCCATCGCCCGCCTTCGGCCTTGTCGGTGAGTCTGTTTCTGATGAGTCCTTCCCAAGTTTGTCCGGGAAGTCCGTACTGGTTGATCTCTCGCATTCGTTGTTCGATCTCTCGCGCTGATGCTCCCTTGTGGATTGCCTCCGCCTTGTAGACCTCGCCCAGGAGGGCGGCGGTTGCTGTGTTTTGGCTCTTGTTCTTCATCTCCAGCTCGTTCAGCTCGTACTGCTGGAGTAGCCCCGCCCGGCCTAGCATTAGGTTCCCTGCTTGGGTTCCCATGAGGTTGGTCGATCCGAGGTTTTTGCCGATTTCCGAGGGCACCTTGTCCTCGGCTACCTTGGCTTGTCTTGCGCTTGCCATTGCTGACGCGTAGTTGGCTCCCGTTCCGCCCCCGCTGGTGTCCCATTGCGGTTGCTGCACCTGCTGTGCGGTTGCGTGTCCAGGGCTTGCCCCGACGGCGAGGATTGGGTTCAGCCCCGCTTTTTTGAGCGAGTGAACCATGTCCTGGTATTCCTTGCGTCGGAGCGTTCTGATGTCGTGGATCTGGTTTTTTCGTTCTTTGCTGGTTCCTCCCCAATTGCCTGAGGTGATGCCTTGGAACCCCCAATTGAGGGCGTTCCCTGCTTGTTGGGTCCCGAGTCCGATTCCGGCCCCGAAGAGGGCCATTGTCAACGGGTCCATTGTGAGTTCCTCCTAGAAGTGGTCGATGAGTCCGGGCACGCTGTAGGTCGGCATGGGCCGGACGTGCTTGAACGCAAAGTGCCCGTCCAGAATGAACTGGTCCCCGCCGAGGTTCGCCGCCACGACTCGATCGATCGGTGGGTTCTCGATGATGAACGCGTTATTCAGGGTCGGCCGGCTCGCGAACTCCTGGGCCACGTGCCACGCGTCGAGGCTGAGGGCGTGCTGGGATCGCATCGCCCCCGTGATTTGCCCCGGCTTGTAGCGGTACTCGGCCCAGCGCTCCTGGTACCCGAACACGGAGTAGTCCCCCGTTCCGGCCACCGGGTCGCCCGTTCCGTCCATGTAGATTTCTCGTGACTCGATCTCCTGCTCACCGAGGTGAGCCAAGGCCGGCCAGTAGAAATCGTACTTCGTGCTCCGCAGGAATTGCCGCGGTACGCCCTGCTGGTAGTTCATGTCCGTTCGGACACTCACCAGGCCCAGCAGTAC